GGGTCCGGCTTCTGTGGCTGCTGTTGCTGCGGAGGGATGGTGGCCGGGTCGGTGAAATACTGCTCGGGAACGGCGAGGTCGGCGCTCCTAAGCATCTCCTGCAGCCAGGCATACAGGTTGGCCGGGGTGACCAAGGGGCTGCCGGACGCGACAAGGGCCTGATAGACTGGCATGAGGGCCATCAACTTGCCCACCCGCGCATCCCGGTTGCCGGTGCCCAGGCCGACGTGAACAGTCACGTCCATCTGAGTGTCCCACTCTCGGGGATCGACCATCACCATCTGACCGGCGAACCGCATGTTGGTCGGCGAGCCGTGCTTCTGGACCAGCTCCAATATCCGCTTGGCCATCGGCTTGATGCCGGTCTCGGCCCATATCCGGGCTATGAGCTGCAGCCGGTCGTTGGCGGCGTCGTCCATCAACCGGGCGCCAGTGGCGGTCGCCCCCGCATACGGGTCGATGGTGTCCGGCGAAATGGTGGAGCTGAAGCGGCGCACCCCGGTCCGAGCCTCGCGCACCGAGTCCATGTACTGGATCATCACGGCCGCGTCTGGGCTCATGTTAACCGTCGGCATGGGCTGAATGGCGCCGGCCGAGCGCATGCGCACCACTCCCCCGGCCCGGGCGTTCAAGAGATCGTCGGTGTTGACTTCCCCCTCGATAATGGCCGTGCGCGGCTCATTGCCGAGATACACGCTGTTAAGGCCGCCACGCAGAAGAGTGGACTTAATGAGCTGGATGTCCATCACCTGGTCGGCCACACTCTGCCCATAGACCTTATGGGGTGCGGGTATCGGGCAGAAGCCGATGAAGGGGTGACTGTCCACTGGCTCGTTGGACAGCATCACCGAACTGGAATCGCCGGCCAGCCACACCTGCCTGAGTTCGGCTATGCCGTCGCCGTCATAGTCAACCCTGACGTAACATTCGTTCACCCAAACCTCTCGGGTGCTGGGATCGGCGGGTGACTCATCCCGAATCGGCGTGGTGTCCTCATCCAGGAACCTCTCGACCCGCTCGGGGTCAAAGTCCCCGATGCCGTCGTTGTCCGGGAGGTCCTCTAAAAGGTCGTCGTCAAACCCCATCTCGCGCAGTTCGGAAATGGTGTGACGGGCCCGGTGGCACAGGAAAGGGCTCTCATCAAGAGACACCACTCGGTGGTCGATCAAAAATTCGTCCGGGGCCACAACGGCCACCTTGACGCCATCCCTTCGCTTGGTCCGCTTGCAGACCACATCATGCAGCTGGGGGTGGGGCACGGCCATGAGCTGGGTGGCCATCACCGGCACAGAGGGATCGTCGCGGCTGGTGACATCGGCCGGGTCGATGGTGACCTCGGGGTCCTGCTGCAGAACCTGTAGCTGCTGGTCTGAGAGGTCGTAATAGCTTTCGGTGGTGATGTCCTTGGCGTCGTCCCACCAGATCTTCAAGATGCCCAGCTTCTTCAGAAGGGCGTCCTTGCACCAGTCGTGAAGGATCAGAAAGCCGGCGTTTCTTTTGAAAAACTCATAATTGACCCGATCGGTGACCAGCTTGGCCTGAGCCTCGGCAAGCTTGGCGGCCAGATCGGGGTGCTGACCGGGCTGTGGCGGCCTGTAGACCGGGTCAAACCGAACGATCTCGTCGGTGGTAGTGAACGGCTTCAGCAGAGGCGGCAGCATGGAGTCGATGGCCTCGGCCACATCCCGGCTGACCACCTTGGATTTGCCCTCGACCTCGTCGCCAAAGGGCTCGCCTTTATAATATTGTTCAGCCCGAAGGCGCTCGTGTGAGAGGGCACCACCCATGTAACCCAAAGCCGAAGTCACCTTGCCGGCGACAATGTCCTTGAGTTCGTCGTCAGTCATCTTATCGGCCAAGCGCGTGGACCCCTAAACGGAACGGGGTATTTAGCGGACGCGGTCAGTAGCCGGTGCGAACTCGTTCCGCACGCGAAGCCTCTGCTTCCTCCTTGGTCAAAACCCTGATGGCCTTGCGGACCCGCTTGTCATTCTCATTCACCCAGGCGTACTGGGTACGGGAAGCGATCTCCCGCTGCTCCAATTCGACGATCCGGAGCCGATCCTTCTCGTCATGCTCCTCGATAATAAGTTGCTCGTAGCAACCGAGGACGTAACGGGCCGCAAAAGCGACCAGCCGATTGAACCTTTTCATGTCAGATGATTCCCTTGTGGTTATAGACGATCGGCTTGGACCACTCGTCGTCGTTGGACGGCTTGCCCTCGGCCAGATACCGAAAGGCGTCGCTAGCATGGGAAGCCCAGTTATGCTTCGGGTTGTCCTTGTAGCACTGGTCCCGCTCATCCCACTCGCGACGATAGTTCTGAAGTGCCTCCACCCCACGGGCGCACTTGGACCTGTCGAACCAACACATCGGCAAAAGGTTGCGCACCGCTTGAATGCCATCGGCCAAAGTCTGCCGGGGCAACACCTTGGCCCTGATGCCCAGAGACCTGAGAGTCTCAAGCCGGCTCAGGCCGGTGCCCAACTCCCTGACACTGGCGTCGTGGGGGAGAAAATGCCGTCCATAGACGTATGGCTTCTCCCGAAGGATCTTGGCGTAATGGTCCAGGCCCCGCCCGGTGTCCTCCACGTAGTCAATGAGCCTGGTCTCACGGCCGACCACTTGGCAAAACCAAATGGAGGTGCTGTCGGACATTCCCAGATCCCAACTTGTGTGAACCGGGACGCGGGGTTCGTAAGGGACCGCTCCGGAGAGGCGGTTCTCTTTTTCTAGAGTGGCGAACTCATGACTGTAATAGGCACCAACAACGGACGCCGAGAACGAACACTCAAACTCGGCGTTATACTGGTCCTCGGACATCTCTTTGCGGGCACTCTCGAGTTCCGAGAGAGGCAGCAACCCAGTCTCGCTCGCCCTCAACATCAGGGTGAACCACTCGGCGTCTCCCTGAGCCCGGTTCCACGTTTCGCTGAAATGGTTCTTTCCTTTTGGCGTGCCGATGAACACGGCCCAACCCAAGCGGTCGGCCAGAGCAGGACGGATGACCTCCACCCAGGCGCGAGGATCCATATCGCCGTACTCATCCAGCACGATGCCGTCAAAGTAGGTGCCGCGAAGGGCGTCATAGTTGCTGGCGCCGTAGAGCCTGACGCGGGCGCCATTCGGCAGGTCGGCCCGCAACTCACTCTCGTTGTAGCTCACGCCCGGTATGGTGCTGGTGAACTCGCGCAAATAGGACCAGGCGGCGTCCTTGGCCTGGGAATACAAAGGGGCCACATAGGCGAACCGGCCGGCGGAGCGGGGACAGGTCAAAGCGGCCTTGATCAACTCATTGATACAGGCGACCGTCTTGCCACAGCGCCGGTGGGCCACACAGACGGACCACCGCTGACTCCGAGAATGAAGCCCCCAAAACTGCTCGCGCGGCGAATAGGCGATCCGGGTCGGCTCAGTCACCCGCTATGAGCTCACCCGTCGCATTGTCGATGGTCTTGGGCTTGGCCGCCACTGTCATCGGCAGCCAGGTCACCTGTATCTCAATCGGACCAGTGCCCGACGGACCAGACTGCGGCTGAACGGGACGACCATAAGCCCGGTCCAATATCTCCTTGGAAGCGGCCAACCGGATCTTGGGGTCTATGTGCTTACAAAGAGCCACAATCTCCTTCAAGGCCATCTTGCCGTACCGCATGGCCATGATCTTGATGTCTTTGCTGTACCGATTGCGAGACCCAACGGCCCGCCCGCCCTGGGTGGTCTTGGGCTGGGGGCCGGCGATCATGGCGGCGGCGTCGGCAATGAGCTTGTTGGTCAGAGCGCGGGGACGGCTCTTGCGCGGCTTGAGAGTAGGGGGCTCTGGTTTTGTCGGCGGCGGTGTCTTTCGGACCATGCCGATATTTAACGGCCGCCCAGAAAGGAAATCGGCCCCAGTCAGAGACCGGAGCCGATAACCATGCTTTCGTCCAAGCGGACATGGACCGCTTTGGTAATCGACCCGACCAGCTGGAGTACCTGATCCATCGAATGGGACTCCGATATCTAACCGATCAACCTCATGGACTGGACTTCACCACCAGCATAGGCGCAGTGTGTGAGGGCCAACCGGACCGCCTGCTCGGCAGAGGCGCCGGCAGCCAAGGCCCCGCACAGGAACTCGGCGTGAACCCCAATGAAACCAACCACGCCAGAATCATAGCGCCTCATCTCACCATCATACTTGGACACCTTCCCATCGGGGGACACTACCAACGCCACGAAGTCATCGGACCCCTTCGGCTTCGAACAGGACGGGAAACCGGCCATGGCCCACTCCTGAAATTCGGTGATCACGCCGACGCCACCGGCACAACCCACCAACTCTCCGGAGGGGGTCCTTATGATCTTCATGGTCACGTCATTGTTAACGAGATCCATACACCAAGTGACGGTGTCAGCCGCCATGATGCCATCCTTGTAAGCAATGACAGTCATGCCGTCACAGCCCGCTCGATCTCTCTACGGGCCTCCCGCCGAACCAACTCCAATATGTCCTCCCTATCCAAAACCGGAGGGAAGGCGCCACGGGCTATTTCCGCGATGGCATCCCTGGTCCACATGGCCGGCAATTCGGTGGCCCCAGCGGAGGTCTGCATGTCACGGCGCAGCCCCTGCTCAATCCGGGACTGGTAACCCCGGGCAAGAGGGCCCTTGTAATGGGCCAATATGTCATCGGCCAACCGAAGCGTAATGGTGGCCATCACAGAGTACCGATGTCCTTACGGCGGGCCGACCACGCCCGATTGAACTCGTGGCGCAACAGGGTCTCGGCCTCCAGGGCCTTCTTGGCCATCTCATTCCAGTGGTCGCGCCTATCGGCAGCCTCCCGCTGCTGAGCGACGGCCTCCTTGATCTCTATTTGGGCGGAATCCCGCATGGCCTGCGCCGACCGGTGCTCATGAATGGCGTCCCGCAATTCGCCCTCGATCTCGGACAAGGGGCGGGGCGCCCTGGCCTTGTCCATCACCCGCCGCAACTTCTCCAACCGTTCGCTCATGTTATCTGCCTCCAAATGGAATATTTTGTTTCTATTCCAATTCTATTTATTGGGGAGGGTCGAGACGGCTGGTCGAATGGCCCAGAATATTCGGATTTAGAATATGGAATATTCGGGTTTCCGGCGGCGGGGACGGTTGGAATATTCGGATTTAGAATATGGAATATTTCAGATGGTCGGGGCCCGAACGGTTGAGACCGACTTCCAGGGCAGTTGGAATATTCCTATTCTAAATTAAAATATTCGGATGTCTGCGAGTGGGCCCAAAGTCTGAGGGCATGCCTGAGCATGTCCCACACGCGCCGGCGGGGGGCCACCCCTGTCCATCTCGCATGAGGCGGACACGCTGGAAGAGGACAGCCTCACCTACCGTCGACCATCCCGCTGAGGTGGACGGCATGGGATCAGGTCTGTCTGACCAGTAGGTTGCGAACCGTGGTGGCGTACCAGGCTCCACCTCGCCGCGTCTTGATACCACGTGCATTGAGGGCGGCGGCCATGTCCCTCAGGGTCTCCACCCCGGACTTCCTGAGCCCGTCCAGTATGGGGATCATCTCCTCGGCGAAGGTATCGGCCTCGGCCACAAGAGCCCGCCGGCCTAGAGCCATCGTCTGGTCCTTATCGGCTCTCTTGGGGTTTGCCCACCCCATCTTGGTTCCCCGTTGTCTGGCGGCCATCAGAGCCGACTTAGTGCGGGCGCTGATGGCACGGCCCTCTTCCTCAGCCATCGCGGCATAGATGTGTAGTTCAAAGGGCTTAGCATTGGGCCGGTCCACCGCAACGAAGGGGATACCCGACTCCATTAAGTTGGCGATGAAGGCCACGTTGCGGGCCAACCGATCAAGCTTGGCGATGACCAGGGTAGCCTTATGCTTCTTGCAGGCTGAGAGGGCCGCCTTGAGCTGGGGACGATTGAGACGGCGTTTCCTCATGCCGCTTTCCACCTCGGTGAAGGCGTCGACCAGGGCCCAGTCACCGCCATTGAGATAGTGGTTCACCTCGGCCATTTGAGCCTCTAGCCCGAGACCACTTTGTCCCTGACGCTCAGTGGAGACCCGATAGTAGGCGACGAACTTTCCGGTGGCCATCTGGACCCTCGCGAACAAAACCCGTACTCACCGTTACAGAGCTATACAACGTCTGACGGCGACGTACAGGGCTCGTTTCGAGAACCACCTGCAATCGGATGCATACGCCTGCAATCGTGCGAGATGGTCCATCTCGCGACCATCTTGAGGGCTGCAAGATGGTCACCGAAATTTCGCGGGCCGCGCCCGACCGTCTCGACGACGTTTCTCC